ATGTTGTAATATAATCTACAGTGTTTGCTGCAACTCCTAAAGTTGCAAACATTTTTAATGACACTATGAATAATGTTTCTACCATTTTATTTCCTTTTAAGTTAAGTCTACAATTTCACAGCTATCACCAGAACACGCTAGTGTCTGACTTCCTGCTGTATTATCTTCTTGCTCGTACTCTGATAAGTCCTCCCAGCTAATTGACGTTGGCATACTAGAGAGTAGTGTCTCATACTCTTCTTTGCTGCAATCCTGATAAGGTGCTTGCTGATACGTATGCTCATTGAAGGGCAAGAACGATACACCACTCATCTCATCAAAATGTTTATACACAAACGCTCCAACCTCAAGCCACTCATCTGAGTTGACGTTGATAGTCACGCTAGGTTTGTGCTCACACCAGTGTCTCTGATAAGCTAACCACATTTCCAGTTGTTGAATAGCTGTAGTATCTTTTGTACACACAGCACCTTCTGGTGATTTCTGAGGAAAGCTAAACACTACTGTTGTATCAGGCTTCATGACACAAGGCTCACTAGGTACTCCTTGATCCTTCATGAACTGAGTTAGAGGGTCTTTAACGTCACCCCTAACAGTACGCACATAGTAGGGGGAATGACGAGGGTGGACCCCACTGCTAGATGATACCATTTGAGATACCGTTCCTGAAGGTTTGACGCAAGTGATAGCAGCAGAAACAGGGATGCCAAGGCGCTCAGCCCACTCAGCGTTAGTAGTGACAGCAATAGAACGTAAGTGCTCAAGGGTTTTCTCCAATCCAGAATTAGCTGTTGTAAGTAAAGGGTTATCCATTATCCCTGTGAGTGACACACCCAACAGGCGTTCCTCTTCGGTATTTCGCTGCCACAGTTTTCGCAGATAGGGGAACTTTGTAAAGGTAGATTGAATAGTACCCAATATCGTAGCAATACGAACTTTCTTTTCAAGGTCTTGAATGTTATCTGTTGCACGTACTACACACTCCGTTAAGTTACAAACTTGTCCACTGCGTAAAATTATCTCACTGCAAGGGTTAGTTCCAAAATCATAGCTAGTATCACGCCTACCATTCTTAGCTGCTTGCTTCTTAGCTGCCTCACGGTTGAAGATACCACGCTCACCTGAGCCTGACTCAACGAGAGCCATCCACTCACGCATAAATGATAGACTGTCTGGCTTCTCACTGTATGCTACTGAGTTATTAGCTAGAGCACGATGTGGATTGTTCTCCCACCAAGCGCCTGACTTAGCGTGCCTCATCTTATCGTCTGATAAATTTGATAGACTGATCATAGCTGAACGCCTTACACCACCTACAACTACTACCTCACCTATCTTACACATGATGTCGTGGCACTCAATAGAACTAAGCTTACGGTTCTGTGCATCCTTAAAGGTACGTATGACAAAGGTGAAGAGATCAATCAGTGGTGCTGGTCCACTAGCTCTACCACCAAACGTCCTAAGCCTAGCACCTGCAGGACGTATCCTACTAGTATCCCATGTAGGTATCTCCCCACTGTACAGTAGAGCAATTAGTTGACGTAAGGCTTTTGACCAACCCTCTTTGCTATCTTTAACAGCGATGTTAGTCTCACTGTCAAATAGTTCAGGAACCTCTGGTAACTTCTGTACGTACTGTCTCTCAACAGAGAAGCCCACACCTGTGCCACACATAAGAACGTGCATTGCTTCATCAAAAGCTGTTGGTACATCTACTGCTAAGTAAGAACAGTTATACATACTAATGTTATCACGGGATGCAGCAGGGCCAGCAGTCATTAAGCTTCGCATAGATGGCATAACCTCAAGCCCTAAGATAGCTTGCTCAATGTCATTAATGTACGTATCATTGCCAGCTACAGGACGTACAATGTTATCCATGTAACGTGATACTGTCTCAGGCCATGTCTCTCTTCTACCTAAATTATCTAGCCAACGTGCGTAACGTGACTTGTGTATAAAGGTTTGATAATCTGTAGGTAAGTAGTTATTCATCTGTTATCCCCTGATCCCTGTAATACGCCACGCTTTTGGCGGCTATCTAGTTTTTCTCTATTCATGTTGGCTACTGTTTGTAAACTGGCTCCGTAAAAATTAGATAGAGCAGCTACATAAAATAGTACGTCACCTAATTCTTTCAACATACCCTTGTTATCTAAGGTAGCACCATCCCTAAAGCTCTTCTTTAGTTTTTCAGCTATCTCACCTGCCTCTCCTACAAGGCCTAGAGTATTTTCTATCTGTCTTGTTTGTCCTTTAGTTAATATCTTACCTTCTACCCATTGGCTATATGCAGCTAACTCATTCTTAGGCGTACCATCTTTATGGAATATATCATAGTAGGGATCATATTCTGGTTTCATACATGTCTTTCCTTTATTAAAATGTTTTGTACTGTAACATCATCTATATCATAGAACGTATTTCTTACAAGATCACTGATGTCTTCTGTGTGTGCATCTTCATATGCTCCTAAGATATTATTATCCTCATCAATCTGAAGTAATAATGTAACACTAAAAGTTTTAACTTTCATCTGTGCTTCTCCGCTAAGGCTTCATTCATTTTATTCAAGTACCATGCAGCCTTCTTCATATCTTCAGCTGGTCTTTGCTTATAAGCATAACGATGTTGGTACTTAATCATGTTGCCGTGACAGTATGCAATGAATCCATCTAAGCCTAGTACCTGCTTGATGTAGTCAATACATTCTATGCCACCCATATTGTAATGGGCAGGGCGATCTACGGGATCAAACTCAGTCATGCGTTACCTTTCGTCTTTGTGTAAGCGTTAAAGTTTATTATCTCACCAGTGCTTCCTTGTAAAGATTTACTATTCTTAGCATGTTTTTTAATTTCTTTCAATAGCATTTCGTGACGATGATCAGAAACTCTATCCATTAAATCACCATCCTTCTCCATCAAATCTAAGAAGGCACTGCATAAAGTGGCTACATAAACTAAGTCTTGAAGTACATCATCAGAGTAGCAGAAGTTACTTCCTACTGCTACGGCTGTAGCTACACTACCATCCCAATCTTCTAGGGTTCCTTCGCTTGTAGGTTTTATAATGAAAGCAACTTCATCTTCTGCTAACTCATACGGCATATCAATCCTTTCTCTCTGTTTTTAATAGGACTATACGTTTTCTAGTAGCCGTTCCTTTTTCTTCAAGCCACTCTTCAGGTATAACTCTGTTTGCCCATAGAAACCCTTGCTTATCACACCACTGTGCATACGTAGTCTTAGCACCCTTATAAAGTTTAGACTTAGCATTACTAAATACAAACCTAATGTCTAGCTCTGGGTGCTGCTTACGTACTTCTATATGCTTGTGTCTATCTTCAGAATCAAATTGTCCTTTAGTCTCAATTAGTATTCCATTGTCTAACTGGAAGTCAGGTGTATAAGTGCGATAGCGTAAGTCTTCCCACTCTATCTTTAGCTGCTCATAACGTACAACCTTTTGACACCCGGCTAGTACAAGAGCAGTACTCTTTTCAAGTCCACTCCTGTACTTACCTTTAGCGTGATACCGTTTATGCGGCTTCATTGTCTGGCTCAGTGGTACTCTGTAGTGATACCTTAAGTTCTCTTACTAAAGTTTCACCTATGTTAGATACACATCGCCATTGGTATTCTAGTTGCTGCTTGATAGATCCGTTGTATTGAATCTCTTTTAGCATAGCAACTTCTTTATCTGTAAAGTCATCAGTGTCATACTCTACATCATCTAGTGTAAGCTTAGTCATTTTTGTTTATCCTTCTACGTAAACATATTCTATTAACGGGGGTGCCTTTGATCCTGAGTAAACCTTAGATGGTAGCTGTTGTAACTCAGGCCAACACTTCTTCTTGTGATCACACCATGAGCATGTCTTACATAGCTTCATGTTGCCACTTGCTTTCTTTCTAAACGTTTCTGGTTCAGCTTTAAAGCAACGCTCAAAGGGTTCATCATTATTAATATAATCAACTGTACCTTTGATTGATTCCATTACCTCCTCTACATTAGCTGTCTCAGCTGTTACATATTTGAATTGACCATTTACTTTATTGACTACCCACCAGCCACCAACATCTTTGTCAGCAGCTACAGCATAGCCTACAAGCTGAGATATATATCCAAAGTCATCTGAGTAAGCTAGAGAATCATAACTAGCAAACTTGTTGTCGAATCCATAGGGTGTAGTTGACTTAACATCATCTACCTTACCATCCAACACCATGTCATACTCGCCATTGATAGACTCTTCGCCAACCTTTAGTGTAACTTTATCGTTGTCACCAAAGTCAACGCCAGCTGCACGTAGTACTCCTTTGAACATAGCCTCAGTCCAATCTCCCATCAACATGTTAAGCATGAAGGAGGTAGGCTTCTGAACGTCAGTCTCTGGATTATTCTTAGCGAACCAAAGCTGACATCTTGGGCGTCCAATGTTAGACATACGCAAACGAAACTCTTCACGTGGTCCACCATTGAACTGCTTGTTGAGTGCAGCAGCCACATCAGTGGCTACTTGCTGTATTATTTCCTGACTCATACTTGCCTTGCCATTAATAGCTGACCGCAAGAATGCGTGTACTGATAGCTCAGCAGGATGTATCATCCCTCAAACTCTCTCACTTCTACAATAGAACCTACCATCTCTGCATCAGCAGAAGACAGGCTCCCAGAAGTAGCTTCGTTGTGCTTGCCTTCGATCCAAGTATTAGTACCTTTGATCCAATCAATAAAGTCTTGAAGGGTCTTACTATCATCTTCCCCGTAGGATACCTGCTCACCTAATGAAGGTACAATGATAGCATACTTACCACCTGAAGGTAGATCACGTTTAGCACTACCTAACTTAAGGGTATGCTCAACAGGAGTCAGCTTCTTGTTAATGATCTGACTGATAGCTGCATCCATAGCCTTCATGGACTCATTGTTCTTAACATCCATTACGAATGGTATCTCTGCATCAAGACCTTTGATAGCTGCACCTGTATCATCAGTTGGCTTATCTAGTGTAAGCACACCAAGTAATACACGAACCCGCTTAACACCACGGATTATTGTCTTCATCTCTTCAGGCAAGGACTGAAAGTCTTTGATGTATCCTGATGGACGCCCAAGGTTAAACTTACCTGTGGTGTCCTTAAGGTCTACGTTAAGGCTAGTTGATAGTAATGTTTTATGCATAGCCTTTGCATCAGAATCCCACCTCTGCCACTGGTGACGCTGTGAGAAGATGCGTGTAGAGATTGTCTTACTGTAAACAACTTCACCATCTGGCATAGTTATCTTGTAGGCACCTACTGGAACCTTGATATGTTCATCCCCTTCACCATCTGTTTCAGTGAGTGCTGAGTGTATCTGATTCACTCGTGCCAAGGAAGACTGAGAGGTGGTTGTTCCTCCAGCACTAATGCCCATTGCTTCCGCTAAAGACATTCCTTCTACCTTAAGTGCTACTTCTGTATTCATATTTGTAATCCTTTTGTATGGAATTAATTACGAGAAACTAAGTTATACCCCTATACGTCATGCGTGTCAAGCCAATTTGGACCTATTTTTGCTTCTAATAATAAAGGTACGTTCATCTTGACTTTGTAGTAGTCATAAATGATTTGATGCAAGTCCATGTTCATAGAGTTAATGATCTCTATTACCTGATCTTTCTCGTAGGGATGTATGTCTATGACCATTGAGTCATGTACACTGTTGACTAGCGTAGAGCGCATAGGCATGAGCCTATTCTCTAACTCCACTAATACTACAGGTACTACATCCCCCGTTGCAAAGCCTTGCACTGGATAGTTTTTTATCATAGTAAAGTTTGTTGGTAAACCATTAGGCCTCCTCTCTGTGTTAGGGAAAGCATACTGTCTGCCTCCCACGTTAGTAATCTTTTGAAACCGTACTGCCTCATCACCTAGTTTCTTGTGCCACTTAGCGATGCCATCATACTTCTCTATGAATTGATGGTAGTACGATGCTTCTGCTGGGGTACGCCCATAACCAGTAGCTCCAAACAAAGGTGCGAAGGTATGTTCCTTAGCTTCTTGTCTAGTCGTTGCTTGTCCTGCATCACTGATAACCTTAGCTGTGTAGCTGTGTACATCAAAGCCTGATGCAATCTCTGAGATAGCTAAGGTGTCTTGTGATAAAAATGCAGCAACACGAAATTCAAGCTGGGCAAAGTCAGCTTCCATGATACTCCCACCTTCCCAACGTGATACGAATACTTTCTTAACAGGGAACGTACCGCCTCGTGGCATGTTCTGCATGTTAGGGTTACGCCCAGAGAACCTGCCAGTACTGGTGATGTGTTGAGTAAGGCCAACGTGTAGGTATCCATCCTTCTTTGTGAATACAGATATACCCTCAACGAATGATGATAGGTAACTTGATATAGCTGATAGACGTTTGAGATCCTTAAGGAAGTCTAAGGCACTAGTCATGTTGTTAGCCTTAGCTGTAGTCATAAGAGTAGACAGGTTGTCTTTGCCTGTACTGAAACCATTAGCACTGACCCACTTCTTATTGGGTGGCATGAAGCCTAGCCCTGCTAACTCGTTGGAGTTCTTGAGTTGGTATCCTCTGGAGTCACAGTCCTTACACTTGTTAGGCCTTGCATACTTTGTTCCATCTTTCCTTACTTTATATACAAACCCATTACCTTTACAGTCAGGGCAGGTAAAAGCAGAGGTCTTACGAATGTAAGTTGTATTAGCCTTAACAGCATCCTTATACTCCTTGTCTGTCTTAGTGAAGTCAAACAGCTGGACCCACTCCTTCTTATCTATAGGCTTACAGCTGTACACTACCTCTGACATCTGCGCTGGGCTGTTAAGGTTTACTGGTGTGTCACCCATAAGCTTACGTACCTTAGCTTGTAGCCTCTCCTCTATGTCAGCCTTCTCTGTCTCGAACTCAGTACGCACAGATTCCAGAGCTTCCAAGTCTACCTTGAGTCCAGATGAATACATACGGGATAGACTCAGGCATACCTTGAACGAGATGTCACGAATGTTGATAAGGGATGCAGAGTCAGGCTTAGCGTAGTCTTCTTGTAACGCTACATACAATGCACGTGTGGTAGATAAGTCACACTGTAGGTAGTAGGTAAGCTCTTTCAAGGGTATCTCATTAGTGTTGTACCCATCCTTGAAGTAAGTCTTTAGTGTGTCATCCTTCTGAAAGTCTAGGTTACGGCGTAGTGCACAGTTAGCTAGGCTAATAGACTTCTTCTTGAAGGAACCTGTAGGTGTCATCTCTATGTGGTTGCCTCTCATCAAGACGTATTCGGCTAACATAGTGTCGTATATAGGACCACTGTATTTAAATCCACTCTCCCATAGCCAAGGCATGTCATGCTGTGCGTTGTGTAGTATCAGTAAGGTGGCTGCATCTAACTTAGATTGGAGTTGCTTAGCTTGTGACCCATCATAGTCATGCGCCTCAACGTGATCAAAGTTATATATGTCCTGACTGCCTGAGATAACTTCCTGTACACCTACCTGCACAAGCTTATTGGTTTCCTCGAAAGGATCAAGGTGCATCTTACCACCTCTATGTGTGACAGTATTCTCTACATCAAGAACTAATTCCATTGTCTCTCCTATCTATGCTAAGTACTGCGCCCTAGCCCCATCTAACTCACACGTTATCTTACCGTGCCAACCACCTTTAAGCTTATTCTTTGCAATAATCAAGTACCTTTTTAAATCATCTGCATCATCATCTGATACATCAAGTACAGGATTCTTTGAGATCAACACCATTAGGTCAGCTTCAGCTGCCTTACCTGTCTTACTTCCTTCCAACATAGATTGATCTACATTGATCTTACCTTCAGCATCAGCTGATAGTTGTGACATCCATATGATAGCGCAGTCGTATTGCTTAGCTATGTTACGTGCATGAATTGCAGCGTTCTTAAGATAGACATCAGACTTGTCGCTGTTCTTAACGGCAAACTTATCACCCATATCAAGTACTACTATGTCTGGGGTGTAAGCCTTTATGATAGCTTCAACCCATCCCATGTCCTTACCTGTACTATCATACAGTTCTATCTGCTTACGCACTGGCTCATAGCGTGACGCAGCTAAGGCATAGTTACCCTTGACCTCTTCCATAGACAGGGATGTTGCTGCGCTTAGGTATCGTGCACCTACACGTTCATACGCCTCTTCATTACAAAGCACCAAGCACTTAGCACCCTGAGAAGCAAAGCCGCCCGGTGCGCCTATCAGTGACGCATGGAAGGATGTCTTGCCTGTGTTAGGGCGTGCACCTACGATGATCAAGTGACCACCACTGATACCCTCAACGTTCCTACCTAAGCTAGGGATGTTGAACTTCCATTGAGACTGAATGTCATTAGCCTTGAGCAGGTGATCAATCTCAATGTTACCAAACTCAAGCTTAAGGTTGGGCGTGAAGTCATCCTGATATGTCTGCAATAGATTACGCACAGGCTCAAGGCTATCTAGTGATCCATTAACGTAGTCGAACCCTATGTTAGCAAGCTTGTTGCCTAGCACCTGCTGAAATAGTTTAGATAGTACCTCGCTTGCTATCTCCTTGTTCATTGACTCCTCACGAGACACACGCTTGAACAGATCATTGTACACCTGCTTGTTTGCCGTAGTCATTGTACTGTTGTTGGCAAAGAACAAAGCCTCAAGCTCAGAGGTAGTTAAGGTACGATCATACGTAGTCATTGCATAGTCTAGTGTCTGTTTAATCTTACGCACATCCTTACTGAACAACTCATCAGGGCATCGTATACCCTTGTTGTTATCATAGAACTCCTTGTTCATTAGAGTTCTTATTAGTGCTAATTCCATCATTTATCTTTTCCTTTCGGCACTACTTTATACATACCCTCTGGAGTTCTATAAGAGGTAAGTATGTCAGTGAATTGTTGTAAGCTCATGAACAACATCTGATAGTCATCCATATGCTCATCAAACTGTCGCATGTAAACTATTCCATTATCAGCAATGACCATCTCAACGTCTTCGAACATACCTTTGTGATCAAGTGTAGTAACTACTGACGCATCTGAGTCAAACTCTACTGTAAACATTATGATTTCTTTCCTCTTACCTTAGATTGCTGACGCTCTTCATCTGACATAGGCCTTATGTAAGGTACTACAAAACCTGTGTTCCACAACTTTGCCTGAGCTATAGCATTTTCTTTATTATAAAAAACTAAGGGGTCATCATTTATGGTGAACATAGGTTTACCTGTATCATACATAAGCTCACCCTCTTCTACTTCAAACATCACTGCCCACATTACTTTTCTCCTGTTACATCTAAACACACAACACCTATACCATTGTGAGTTATCATTACTTCTGCTCTTTCTCTCCTTGCTTCACACTGCTCATAATTATTATATGTAGCTATGTGGTAGTACTCTAAACTCTGCCCACTAATTAACTGTAACCAAACTAAGGCCCACATTTTTGTAACTCCTCTAACTTATTCTCTAAGTCTGTTATCTCTTTAGTCAGTGCAAATAGTTCTTCTTCTTTACGTGCTATCTCACGTTGCAAGTTTTCTATCTCGCCTACCATACTCATTTCTCCAATCTCAATGCAAACCACGACACAGGAAATAGTTCCTTCATGCTGTTACATATTTGATTAGCTACCAGCCTAGTCTCTAACTGTGTATCACCTGCACATCTAAGATTACACATGTCTGCAAAGGCGTCAAGGCTACCTGACCAGTACCACTCAGTCATCATCGACTGTGGTAGTACCATACGTGCTTGCTCTGGTGCTACTCCTGCCGCTATTAGTTTTCTATATGTAGATAGAACGTATTCATCACACTCATATACTTCATCCAGTATGCTAAGATCAGGAACTAAACTGTCTGTATATACACCATACTTTTCAGGCTCTTTCTCAAAGACATCTTTTATATGTTCGTATTCACCATGAGCGTACATCTTATCTAACTCAAGCACTCCATTACTACCTTGCTTCTTATCTTCTGCTCTACCACGCCACTCATTAGGCTCATAGAACTCAGGCTTAGTATCTACATACCTACGGCTGATCTCATTCCAGCGTAAGAACTTATGCTTGACCAACTGCCTAGCTACAAAGATTGGAGCCTTAACGTGGAATGATGCGAAGCAATGACCAAAAGGTGACACGTGTTTATGCTCTGCTAAGTAGTGTATAAGCTTACGATCTTTGTCCTTTAATATGTACTGATCCGTTTCACTATCGTGATCAGCCCAACTGGATTCTTTACCAAAGGATACACGTGCCGCATTAACTACCGACAGGTCATTACCCATGTGATTTAGGTATGTTACTTTAATCATCTGCAATCTCCGTAACTCTAATTTTAATAGGTTTTAACATTTTATACTTAGTGTTTTCTATTTTAGTTGGTGGGCTAGTTGAATGATCAAAGTAATATTTTCTATAGCCTATAATATTAACTCCATCAGGATGCATCTTACGTTTCCATGTTGATCTTCCCCATTTGGTTACAATTAATTTATTTTTACTAATATCTTTAATGGCCCACATTTCTATATCAATCATTAGAACGGCACCTCCCCATTAGCGTCACGTGGATCTACATAGTATCCCTTCACCATATGAGGCGGTACTTCTTTAGTAGGCACAGGGTGTACAGGTGTAAGGCCCATCTCTTTAAGAAAGTCTTTCAAGCTATCCATTAATCATCTCCTTTAATCTGTCTACATCAGAGTCTAACTTATATTTAATATCATCGTCAAGCCTTAAAGCTTGAACTTTTTTTCCTGTCCATGTCTCCACCTCTTGCTTGTATGATAGTGTCTTACTCATAGCATCAGGGTCTAACGCTATGATAACCTTATAGAAATCTCCTATGTGTTCTATCTGCGCTGGGCCTAATGACGTACCAAGTATAGCTAAACCTGTTGTGTTAGGCATGAGTTGAGCTACGACAATGGCACTGATCACATCCTCTACCACTACACATACACCATTAGATAAGCCAAGCAAACGTTTGAACACAGATGCAGTACCAGTGTAGCGAAACCATTTAGGTACAGCACCATCAAGTGCACGCCCTACTGCATCAATCACTACACCCTTATGCTTGATAGGAAAGACTGCACGCCTATCCTTAACGTCATAGAAGATCTCCTCATTAGTCAAACCCCATCGTCCTAAGAACCTATGCAGTAGCTGATGCTCAGGCTTAGGGTTAACCACATACTCAGGGTAAGGCATAGCTTCTATCTCTTTACGTGGCTGTCTATCTAAGCCTTGTATACGCTTACGTATCTCATCAGCTGTCATGCCAGTAGTAACTGCACCACGTATACTACAGTCTAACTTGTAGCAGTTGTACATCACAGCACCACCATCCTTAGTAGCAGTGAAAGTATTCATACCATTACAGACAGGACAATTTATACGGGTTGTCTCACCCTCACTAAGCATAAGATCCTCTACGTATTTCTTAATGTCCATGCTATACCTCTTCTCTTTCTTTATCGTGTATCTCACTGTGACAATTAGCACAAACTAATATACACTTTCTCATCTCTTCCTTTACAGACTTTCTTGAGTAACCGTGCATCTGACTTAGAGTCGACCTTTTAGAATGCATATGATGAAAGTGTAATGCACTTAAACTTTTTTTGTACCTGCAAACTGAACAACCATATATACTTTTATATCTTTTTATAAAAGCCCTGTTTCTTTCAGAATTTTCTTTCCTTTGTTTAGCCTTGACTATCTTTTGTTTCTTTAAAGATTCTGGACTTAGCCATTGTTCCAAAGGAACTGAACGATCTCCTGTAGCTATGGTTGTTCTATAATAGTATTGGATAAAGGAGTAACCATCTTCTCTAAGATCACCGTGTCTTAGAGGTAGACTTAAATAGATTACTTCGTCTTGATTTATAAAAGTCTTTTCATATTTACCATGCCATATATTTTTTGCCATACTTACTTCTTCCTATTTGCTAGAGCATTAGTTGCACCTGTGAGTGTGTTAACTAAGTAAGGCTTAACACTTTGTGGATTACTGTGACCACTGACCTGCATAATACCGAAGGCATCAGCACCACCCTCGACAAGTTGTGTGATACCAGTGCGGCGTAAGTCCATAGCAGTTATCTCTAGAGGTAGGTTTGCAGCAGCCTTAACCTCATTCACTAGCTTATGTATATCTCCACTTGGATACGGCCTGTAGACCCCGTTGTGTGGCTCCACAGAGGGTGCTACGTACTGCTGGAACCCGAAGTCTTCCTGTTGTTTAGTCAACATCTTACATAAGCTATCATCTATAGGTAGCTTTACCTCTGCCCTGCGTTTACTTTGCTCTAACACAAGAGTCCTAGCACCTAAGTCTAGGTTGTCCCACTTAAGGGTACGCATGTCACCTACACGTTGCGCCCACTCATATGCCATATGTAATATTAAGCCTATGCTGCGCCACTTCCATTGGCTGTAAGCTGTATCTAAGAATGTAATAACCTGAGCGTCAGTCCAACGCACCTTACGTATCTTATCTTTAGTACGTTGGACTAATGCTACAGGGTTAGTGACCAAAGCCTCATGTCTGATAGCTGTATTGAGTACAATACTCAGGCAAGTTGTCATGTAGTTAGCTTGTCTCAAGCCTACATCAGTTAGCCATTTGTCATACGCTACGGTTACATGTTTGAATCGTAGGTCACGCAGTTTAATGTTACCTAACTGCTTATCATTTTGTACTTTTGTTTTGCATACACGCAGTAAGTTGTAGTCGTAATCTTTTTTGCTGCGATAAGACAGTGCACGGTACTTAGGTGTACGCACATAGAAGTCACACGCTGCTTCTATAGTATGTGTATCCTTAAGTTCCATGTGTTTCTGTCTCATTTGTCCTTCTCCTTCTTAGGTTTAGGTATGGGGTGGTCAGACCAATCATCACAAGGATCATCGTCTAAGCCACCATTCTTATCGCTACTAGTATAGATCATAGAATACCAAACCCCAATGTTAATATGACTATAGCCATAACTATTTGCATAATAATAATTATTAACATCTCAAAATATTTGATGGCTGAGATCTCCATTAGCTATACGTTTAGTGAAGTCTTCTATGACATCATTGTAGTCAATGACATCCTCACCTATCCATGATGCTTCATCAATAGTAGTAGAGAAATCTACTGAGTTAATAAGTTC